GGGGGAAGCCCGTTAGAAGGGGATGTCGTCGCAGTCGATGCAGAGCCCGGCCCAGTAGTCAGCGGGAAGGAGGGGGGTACCGCACTGGCGGCAGGTGCGGGGAAAGGGACGGACGGCGCCACTCCGGCGGGGGCGGGGGTGCCGGCAGGTATAGGCGCGCCCGGCACTGCAGGCGCCGGAGCGAACCCCCCGAGCGGCGTAGCCGATGCGCCCGGAGGCAGCGGGACACCGCCGAACCCGGCTTCACTCGCGTCCGGCCCAGCGATAATTTCGGGTCCGTATCCAGACAGCGCGACCATGTTCGGATTGATATAGACGCCGGGGGACTTCCCAGTATTTCCGGCCACGGTGCAGTTAACTTGCGCGTAGTAGCCGCACTTGAACGATTCGGCAGGGACGGCCGCACTCCCGTCCGCGTTGAAAGTTTTTGGTAAAAATCCCGACCGAAACTTGATGACCCAATTACCGGGGAACCCTTCCCGATCGGAGTTTTTCTTGCCTACCTTGTTCGGGGCCTGCGAGTCTCCGTCCTCGATCTTCCACGAGAACGTCGGGTGGGGCGCAAAAGTCGGGTGGGCGCGGTTGCCCTCCTCCCAGATCTGCCGGCCCCAATCGGTCTGAGCCCAATGCGTGTGGCCGGGAACCTTTGGGATAGCCAACGTGAAAAAGTGCTGGATAGCCGGATGCCCGTCCCGCGTGACCTTCGGGTTACTAAAGTCGTCAAGCACGGGTTGTGGCTTGGCCAGATCGCCTTGAACGATACGACCTACGGGCGTGGTGAAGTTGATTGCCATTTTGTTGCTCCTTGTGTGATAGGTGCCGGGGCCCTGCATTTTCCCGATGCAGTGTCTCCTCCTTTCGTAAAGAAGGTGACTTCGGGCCCCGGCGGAACTGGTAGAGGTCTTGCGGGCGCGCTCGGGATCTAACCGGGACACCTCCGCTGTTGCTGTCATGCGCCTAGCCGCCCTTGTCGGCTTAAAACGGCGGCAGCGGCTTCACGCTGCTGGGCTAGTGGCCCGCAATCCCTCTATTCCTTACTGCTTGCAGCTCGGCGCGGCTGCCGCGTATTTGCTCGTACAAAGTACCGCCAGGGCGTCGTCCTTCAGGCCCATGCCGGCGAACGACCGGGCCGTCTCGCGGATCCCGCACTCCTCGTCCGTCCAGCTCGTGCCGACACTGAACCCGAACCCAACCCCGGCGCCCCCGACTTGGCTTGAGCCCATGCACGGGGCGGTCGGATAAACAGCCCCGGTCAGTACGTTCGGGACGGTCCGCACCGTGTAGTCGTTGGGCGCCGTGGGTACTGCAGGCGTCGTGACGGTCACGGACTGCGACGGAGCGCTGCTGACGCTGCTGGACGCCCCCGCACGGCTGGCGCTGCCGCTCGCCGCGCCCGCTATGCCGAAGCCTGTTGCCGTCTGGCCCTGCGTCTGTCCCTGCGACTGCTGCGCGTAGCCCATGCCCTGCGCATGTGCCGAGCCGATCAGGCACAGGATAACGGCCGCCGCGGCCTTCATGGCAGCAGTCCCGACTTAACGGCTTGGTCCGTAGCGACGTGCGCTTTGGTGCGGATCAGGCCTAGGTTCTGCAGGGGTGTTTTGGAAGTCGGGTCTGCCAGATCGTAAATGTCCGCCAAGACTTCATTCATGAAACGGAGTTGCTGGACCAGTCGTTCAACCTGCTGCTCCTGCCCGACCATGGCGCCGGCCAACTCGCCATTGCCGTCCATCAGGCTACTTAGCGCTTCGTAGTTCATTTCTTTCCTCCGAAGGCAATCCGTGCGGCGGTGCCGTCGTCGCGCACGAATTTCAATTCCCCGACGGGGGTTTCAGTGTAGGCCGCCACCGTTTCGGCGGGCAGCCCTGCCTTGATTGCCTGCTTGGGCGTCAGCGCGCCCGGCTTGGCAATATCGACGCCCAGCATGGCGGACATGGCCAGAACCTCGTCCAGCGGCGCCGCCCAACGCTCGCGGCCCTGTCCCTGCTTCAACGCCCAGCCGGGCAGCGAACCGCCCCGCTTCAGTACGTCCATGGCCTGCGCGGCCAGCCCGTCCCTTCTCGCCTTGATCAGATCGGTAGCCCAATCGAGGACGGCGATCTGGCGGGCCAACGACTTCGGCGGCAGCACGACCGGCAGCGGCGGCGTGCCCCGTTCGACCCACGTGAGCGCGCTAGCCTGCAGGGCCGGGCACGCGTGACGGGCCGCGCAGTCGCCGCACGAGGCGTTTGGCGTACACTCGGGCTCCGGGCCATAGTTCGCGTCGGCCGCTTCCTTCAGCTTCGCCCCGTACTTCAGGACTTCGCGTATCGTCGTGTTCCACGTCCGTACCGGGCCGGCCGGATGGTAATCCCGGGGCTGCACGATCGTCAGGCGTACCGGCGTGTCGTACCGTTCCGGGGCTTGGTGCAGGTACAGGTCGTTCAGGATTCCGCACGCGTAGTTCAGGAGTTGCCAGTTCTCGTATTCCGACACGAACCTGTGGCCAAACTTGTAATCCCAAACGTCCAAGACCCCCATGTGGAGGCGCCACGCGTCGGAAGTCCCCCAGTTGTCGGGGTGTATGTACCGGGCGCTTACCTTAGCCTCAACGCGCAGACTGTATCGCTCCGGCCCGACCGCATCGTCCATCAGGTCGGCGCCTTCGACCATTTCGTCCGTGAGGACGACGCCGTTCGGTGCGATCTGGCCGGCGTCTACTTGGCGCCCTGACAGGACTTCAGACACGGCCCAGTGCGCCGCGATACCCTCGGCCGCCTTGGTCAAGTCTTCGTCCAGCGGCTCAACTTGTGCCTGCATCGAGCGCCAGCCTGCGCAATACCGCCACATGTGCGCGGAGGACGGCGGCAGCGGGGCGTGATCGTTCGTGCTCACGATACCCCCAGCGCGGCCGCGACGGTCGGGATGAGGTCCGGCCGTTGATTCAGGGCCGGGATGCTCGGCATACCGACCGCCTTACACGCTTCCAACACGACGCCGGGGGCAAGGCGCGCGGCGGTAATCGCCCGCATGAACTCGGGGAACGTCATGGCGGCGGGCGGGGGCTGTACGGCAGCAGGCGGGGGCGGTACGGCAGCAGGTTCCTCGATCGGCGGGAAGGGGAACACCGTAGCGGCAGGCGGAGGAGGAACGACGGCGGCAGCGACCGGGGCGGACGGTGCCGCCCCGCGGGCCCCGGCCGCTGCCGCAGGAGCCGACAGGGCGGCGCGCAGTTCGGCCGTCACGGCTGTGACGACGGCAGGGTCGGTATTCCGGCGCTGCCTCCAGCGGCCATCGGCAAGCCGCGCCTTGCTGCTACTGTGGATGCGGCCGTCCCACGGCAGTCCGTCCGAATCACACCCGTCGAAGGGCGGGGGCGGCGGGACGACGGCAGCGGCCTCGAAGGGCGGGGGCGGCGGGACGACGGCAGCGGCCTCGAAGGGCGGCACGTCGTATTCGATCGAGCGGGCCGGCGGTCGGGCGCGGGCGGCCACAATGACCGCCTCCAGTACCGCCAAATCATCCGGCGTGTCGGTGTAAAGGTCGATTTGTATTCTCATGAGTGATTCTCCTGTGGGTTGAAAAGGGCTTGACGACGACCGAATCTTGCCCGATACTGACGGCGCTGTCAACATAAATTTTGTATAGCACCGTGGTAAGACCGCGACCAACAGCCGAGGCGTTACGTCCAGGTATGATCGCGGAAAGTCAGCAGAGGCATGTTACCTGCTGGCGCCTCCCAAACAGGCCGCGGCGGGCGGCCAACGTAACGCCCCGCCAACCTCTTAACCATTGGAGAGCGACGATGAAACTACGCAAGAAAATACGCGTCATGAAGGCCGCCCTACGCGGCGCGCCGATTCAGCACAAGAACCGGAAGGCCAGAGGCGTTTGGTGGGATAGCCCCGCCCCCGCGTGGAACGGGGGCTTCTACACGTACCGTATCGCGCGGAGCGGGCGGTAATGGACGTGCTGATTGTGATTTTGCTCATCCTAATCCTGCTGAGCCTGAATTGATCCACCTGCGCCCCTTCCAAGCCGAGGTCGAGGCGGGCATCTATGCCGAGTGGCGGGCGGGCGCTCGTACCGTTACCGCGGTCATGCCGACCGGGGCGGGCAAAACAGTCCTGTTCAGCAAAATCATGGCCGATCAAGCCCGCCCCTCCGTGGCCATAGCGCACCGGCAAGAACTGGTCGGGCAGATCAGCCTAGCCCTCGCCCGTAATGGCGTGCGGCACAGAATTATCGGGCCGCGCGCCGTCGCCAGTGCATGCGCCGGGCTGCATCTGGCCGAAACGGGGAGGAACTATATCGACCCGTCCAGCCCTCGCGCTGTGGCCGGCGTGGATACGCTGGTTCGCCGGCAGCCCGAACCGTGGATGCAACAAATAGGGCTGTGGGTAATCGACGAATGCCATCACGTCCTGGCCGAGAACAAATGGGGGACTGCCGCCGAGATGTTTCCGGCCGCGCACGGGCTGGGAGTCACGGCCACCCCCTGCCGAGCGGACGGCCGCGGGCTGGGTCGGCACGCTGACGGCCTGATGGACGCAATGGTCGTCGGGCCGTCAATGCGCGTGCTGATCGACGACGGGTGGCTGTCCGATTACAGGGTGTTCGCCCCGCCGTCTGACCTGCATCTAGAGTCCGTCGGGATCAGCGCCGGCGGCGATTTCAGTCCCGTACCGCTGCGCAAGGCAGTGCACGAGAGCCGTATAACGGGCGACGTGGTGGAGCATTACCGCCGTATCGCTCCGGGGCGTCTAGGCGTGACGTTCGCCGTCGATGTGGCCGCCGCGACCGAGATTGCCGCGGCGTTCAGGGCGGCCGGCGTACCGTCGGAGGTCGTCAGTGCGGATACCCCGGACGCGCTGAGGGCGCATGTTCTGCGGCGCTTCCGGAATCGGGAAGTCCTGCAGCTCGTGAACGTGGACCTGTTCGGGGAGGGCTTCGACCTGCCGGCGCTGGAAGTGGTCAGCATGGCCCGGCCGACTCAGAGTTACGCGCTGTATGCCCAGCAGTTCGGCCGGGCGCTGCGTGTTATGGACGGCAAGGAGCGGGCGATCATCATCGACCACGTGGGGAACGTACTCCGGCACGGGCTGCCCGATGCGCCCCGAGTATGGACGCTCGACCGTCGCGAGAGGCGCAGCAGGGCCGCGAGCGACCTCCCCCCGCTGCGAGTGTGCCTGGCTTGCACCGGGGCGTATGATCGAATCCTCGCGTCCTGCCCGTACTGTGGCGAGGCGTGGGTGCCGGCGGAGCGTTCGACCCCGGCGCAGGTGGACGGTGATCTGGCGGAACTGTCGCCTGAAGCGCTGCAGCGGTTACGGGGAGAAGTCGATAGGCCGCTGGTCGTGCCGTACGGGGCCGCCCCCGAGGTCGTTGGAGCGGTACGCAAGCGGCACCGCGAGGCGCAGGAGGCACAGCAGGCGCTCCGGGCCGCCATGGCGGAATGGGCCGGGCGGCACAGTACCGCGACGGACGCAGCCACGGTGAGCGCGCTACAGCGACGGTTTTATCTGACGTACGGAATCGACGTACTGAGCGCACAGGCGCTGGGGCGTCGGGAAGCTGACGAACTGAGGGAGAGACTGGTATGACCGAAGCCGAAGTCCAGCAGGAAATCCGCAAACTGGCCGCTGAACGGGGATGGGCGATCTGGCGGAACAACAAGGGCGCCGGGAAACTGGAAAACGGTAGCTTCCTTCGTTGGGGACTGTGCAACGACTCCGCGGCACTTGGCGCCAGGATACGCTCCGCCGACCTGATCGGGATCCGCCCGTTACTGATCGGCCCCGAGCATATCGGGCAGACTATCGGGCAGTTCGTCAGTATCGAGTGCAAGGCGTCGAGCTGGCGGCCCGGAAATACGGAACACGAGGTAGCACAGCGCCGCTGGCGGGACTTGATTCTTGGACGCGGCGGGCACGCGGTCATAACGAACAGACTGGAGGAGATATGAACGAGGTCGTTTTTGGGGACTGCCGGACCAGCATGATTGACATGATTGACCGCGGCGATCGGGTCCAGATGTGCGTCACGTCGCCGCCGTATTTCGGGCTTCGGGATTACGGGCACCCCGGCCAGTTGGGCCTCGAACAGACGCCAGCCGAGTATGTGGCGAATATGGTCGAGGTTTTCTCGCTGGTCTGGTATCTGCTGGCCGACGACGGGGTGTTGTGGCTGAACTTAGGGGATAGTTACTCTGGAAGCGGGCCTAGCGGAGCAAGCTACCAAAGCAAGACAACGCGCGAGCGAGAAGGAAAGACTAGCGACGGGGCTTTTAGAATCAGCAAGACTCTATCAGAACGCGGGTTGACGTATGCCGAGAAAAAACCTATTCCACCGGCTGGCCTGAAAAACAAAGACCTGATCGGCATCCCCTGGCGTGTCGCCTTCGCGCTCCAGGCGGCCGGATGGTACTTACGGCAGGACATCATCTGGCACAAACCGAACCCGATGCCCGAGAGCGTGACCGACCGCTGCACGAAGGCGCACGAGTACCTGTTTCTGCTATCGAAGTCGGAGCGGTATTACTTTGACAACGAGGCGATAAAGGAACCGCTTGGCACAGTCGGCAACGCGCAGTCTCGCGGGCCAAAGGATACGCCCGGCCGAGGTCCGAGAGACGGCGGGAACGGGGGTCTTTCTAGGATGGCCGCGAAGATGCGGGCGGGCGAGGTAGAAACACGTAACCGCCGCTCCGTCTGGACTATCGCCACCAAGCCATACAAGGGCGCGCACTTCGCCACGTTCCCGCCGGCACTGATCGAGCCTTGCATCCTGGCCGGAACGTCGCAGGAAGGGCACTGCCCGAAGTGTGGCAAACGATGGGAACGAATCGTAAAGCGGACAGCAGAAAACCATATCGCCCGGCAAGACCGTCAGGTAGCTACCGGCGGGGCCATTACAGGAGGCGTCGGAAAGAACTTCCCCGACGTGCGTACTGAATCCATTGGATTCTTTCCGTCCTGTACGTGCGGCGCCGCTCCGGTCCCTGATGTGGTATTCGACCCGTTCATGGGCAGCGGCACGACAGCGCAAGTCGCCCTTCAGCACGGGCGGCGGTATCTGGGCTGCGAACTGAATCCCGACTATGAACAACTCCAGAAGCAGAGGATACTCGCATGAAACGGATGCAACCCGACGCCCGGAAGGCGGAAATACTGGCCGCGGCGCTCGCGGAGGCGCGGATGGTCGGCTATCGGCACGTCTCGCGGGAGGCTATCGCGGCTCTGGCCGGGTGCAGCCCGGGCCTCGTGTCTGCCTATTTCGGTACCATGCCGGCGCTACGGCGTGCGATTATGTCGGCGGCGATAGCCCGTCGCGATCTGGTCGTCCTCGCGCAAGGGCTGGCGGCCGGGGACAGCAAGGCGAAAGCGGCGCCCGAGGCGCTACGCCGGGCCGCCGCGGAGACACTGGTATGAGCGCCGCTACCGCTACAGAAACCCACAAAGCGCGCAAACGGCACGGGTGCGATTGGTGCGCCGAGGCTATTGAAGTAGGCACGGAGTACCGGCGCTATCGTTGGTTTAGTTACGGGGAGGCGGGAACCGTGAGGACTCACCCAGAATGCTTTGACGCAATGCAGGACGCCGCCCGTGAAGAGGGCGGATGGTTTGAATGGACGCCCGGAATGGATCGTCCGTTATGATGCCCGCCGCCCTCGCCGCCCTCGCGGACTACGCGCAATTCATCATCTACAAACGCGCCCCGCTGCCGACCGGCAAAACGACTAAGCTCCCCGTCGATTGGCGGACGCTCGCCGTAGCTGACGCTCACAATCCGGCTGTGTGGCTGGAGTACCACGACGCGGAGGCGCTGGCGGCGCTGTACGGCGACCCGTACGGGCTGGGGTTCGTGCTGACCGACCGTGACCCGTTTTGGTTTCTGGACATTGACAACTGCCGGACGGAAGCCGGATGGTCGGATACCGCCATGCAACTGTGCCAAGCCCTCGCCGGGGCCGCCGTCGAGGTGTCGCAGTCCGGCCGCGGGCTGCATGTGATAGGCCGCGGGACCGTACCCGCGCACGGCTGCCGCAATACGGCCGCGGGGCTGGAGCTGTATCACGCCGCCCGGTTCATCGCGCTGGGAGACTGGAGTACGCCCCCGGCAGGCGATGCCGGGCACGATTGTACGGCCGCGCTCGCCATGGTCGTGGAGCGGTGGTTCGCCCCCGCCAGATCGAGCAACGACCGGCCGGCGGAATGGACGGACGGCCCGGCCGAGGGCGCCGGCGCAGCCGGAGTGAGCGACGACGAACTGATCGCCCGAGCGCGGGCGAGTACCGGGTCGGCGACGGCGTTCGGTCACGGTGCGTCTTTCGATGCGCTATGGACTGCCGATGCTGACGCGCTGGGGGCGGCGTTCCCGGACCCGGCCCGCGAGTACGACGCGAGCGCCGCGGACGCCGCCCTGGCCATGCGGCTGTTGTTCTGGACGGGTCGGGACTGCGAACGGACCCGGCGGCTGATGGAACGCTCCGCCCTTGCCCGCGAGAAATGGCAACGGGAGGACTACCTGCCTCGCACGATTATGGGGGGCATGGCGCGCGGCAGCGGCGAGTACTGGAAAAGAACGGCCCGGCCCGTGGATACCGCCGTCACTCCGGCAGCCCCCGGAGCGCCCCTCGTGCGCAGTCTGGCAACGGCGCGGCCAGTGGACGGCACGGTGATACTCGGGGTGGACGAACAAATCGCCCTGTTTACTGGCCACGCGTACGTGCGGGACAGCCACGTGATAGCATGCCCGGATGGTATGCTGGCGACCCGAGAGCGGTTCGACTCGTGGCTTGGCGGCTGGCAGTTCGTGCTTGATTCGACGAACACGAAGCTGTCCAGCAGCGCGTGGGAGGCTTTCACGGCTAGCCGGCTGTACCGGTTCCCAAAGGTTCACAGCATGGCGTTCCGCCCGGCACTGCCGCCCGGGGCGATCTGGGAGAACGGGGGCGTGGACTACGTCAACACCTATTTCCCTGTCGTGACGGCGAGGCAGACGGGCGACCCGGCCCCGTTTCTGGACTTGCTCAAGCGTATGCTGCCGGTCAAGCTCGATCGGGACATTTTGCTGGCGTACATGTCTTTCTGCGTCCAGTACCCGGGCGTTAAAGCGCAATGGTGCGTACTGCTGCAAGGCACGCAGGGGAACGGCAAGAGCTTCATCGGAGAGTGTCTGGTCGAGGCCATAGGCCGGCGCTACTGCCATTCGCCGAAAGCCGCGGAACTCACGGGGAAGTTCAATTCTTGGGTCTACGGCAAGCTACTCGCCGTCGTTGAGGATATGCACACCCCGCACAGCCGCCAGCAAGCAGACGTGATCGAGGTCCTGAAGCCGATGATAACCGCGAGCTATCTAGAAATCGAGGCAAAAGGGCAGGACAAGCGCACCGCTGAAGTGTGCCTCAACTTCGTCCTGAACTCGAATCACAAGGACGCCATCAGGAAAACCCAAGACGACCGGCGCTTTGCCGTTTTCTACGGGGCGCAGCAGTCTGAATCGGATCTGGCGCGCGACGGGATGGACGGCGATTATTTCCCCCGGCTGTACGATTGGGCCCGGGCCGGCGGCTATGCGGTAATCAACGACTATCTGCGCTCGTACGAGATACCGGACGCCCTGAATCCCGCCAGGGCATGTCATCGGGCGCCGTCCACATCGAGTACCGCTGAGGCGTGCCGGGCGTCAGCAGGCCCGATCGAGCAAGAGATTCAGGACGCCATCGAGCAAGGGCGGATCGGGTTCCGCGGCGGCTGGGCCAGCACTCATTACCTGGACGCGCTACTTCGCGAAATAGGGGCAGAAAGACTGCTGCCGCGCAACAAGAGGCGCGATCTCCTCACGGGTATGGGGTACATACCGCACCCCGGACTGGCGGCCACAGAGGGGCGCGTGAACAATCCTGTGGCCCCGGAGGGAACGAAATCCAGATTGTACGTTCGGTGCGGCCATCCGGCCGCGGCGATAACCGAACCGGCTCGAGTGGCGCAAGCGTACACTGAAGCGCAAGCCGAGCCGGATACCGCGGCCCGGGTTCCCCCCGCGGTGCTGGCCTTTCCCACGAAAAAAGCCCCAACCGGATAACACACGGTCGGGGCGAACTCGGCAGGGGGGCGCCGAGAGGGAGGAGAGATCAGATACTACTCGGGCTGGACGTACCCCGCAAGGATGTAACACTCCTTCCCCCAAATGGGGTTATTCCATTCTGGGTGATTGACCGTCCCGCACGGGTATTGCGTAGGGTACTCGCGGACGGCGCCGTTCTCTATGGCCTTCGTTGGCGGGCGCCTTTGCGGGGACCCGCACCCAGGGCACGTAAGTGATGTGTTCATACCAGACCCATTTCAGCAAAAGAAACGGTAGAGAGGCCGCCGACGATGATGTGATCGAGGACGCGGATGTCGACCATGGCGAGCGCGGTCTTGAGCGTTCCCGTCAACGCCTCGTCGGCATGCGACGGCTCTGCCATTCCCGACGGGTGGTTATGCGCGAGGACGCACGCCCCGGCATTGAGAGCGAGTCCGGCCTTGACGACCTCCCGGGGGTAGACGCTCGTTTGCGTAAGCGTGCCGCGGAACAGCTCTTGATACTCCAGAACGCGGTTTTGTGAGTCCAGCCAGAGCACAGAAAAAACTTCGTGCTCGAGTTCTGCAAGCTTCAAAGACAGGAAGTTTTTGACCGTTGCCGGTGAATCCATGACGACGCCAGGGCCGCGCAAGCGGGTGGCGAGAATAGCGAGTGCGCGGCTGATCGTAGCGTCGTCGGAGGTTTTGCCGGTGCCGTACGTGGCGGGGGTTTCAGAACGTGCTGTGGCTTTCATGGTCTGTTACTCCTTGCTGAACGGATGATCAAAAACGAAAACGGTACGGCCATCAGGCAGCCCTCCGCCCAACAGCGGCGCCGTGGTGCCGGGGAACAGCTTCGCCACGAGGGCGTCGGCTGCGGCGCGATGGACCGCTTGTCCGATCAGCTCGTGGGGGTAGGGGATAGTGACGGACCCGGATGAGCACGTCGCTTTGATACGGGACTCGCGGTAGTCGGTCGCGGGCAGATACTTGGTGAGTATGGCTTGCATGGTAAGACTCCTCGTGTATTTATGAATCGGACAGTTGCGCGCGGACATCGCGAGCCAGCTCGATCGAATTACTGCGGCGGTAGACGGTCACAACGGCCCAATCGGGATAACCGTACGCACCGCCGGTGCACGAGTTGTCGCCGGTCTGGTATCCCCAGTCTCCTGTAGTCGTATCGGCGCCAACGGTCATGCAGATGGACGGGAGCGTATCGCCTTCGTCAATGTAGTCGTCGCAAATCTGGGGCTTTACCCAGCGAACCAGTTCCGAAAGGCCTTTGATCGTAGGGAGTCTAGGGGTCTTCATGATTACAATCTCCTTGTGTATTTATGTAAGCGACAGCCATATTTTACATGTACGTCAGCGAGTGTCAAGTAAAATTTTAGCTAATTTACGTGCTCCACGCGCTAAATTACCGTCCCCATATTTCCTGATCGCATCGGCCGCCCAACGGTCCAGCTTACAGGATACGTATCGCGGACCCGGGTCTTCGTCTTGGGCGCTATAGGCGACGATTACCGCGGCGAGTACCCCGTCCTGATCCTCAAGGAAATCAAGGGCTTTCCCGTCATCAGTGATAGCAACATACCGTTTCGTCATAGTGTTTAATGCTAGCCGGTACGAGACTCCAGACTCATCGAGCTGGCCGACCATGGCACAATTCGCGGGCGTCGGATGGTCCGAATAGAAGCCAAGTGTAACTTTCATGTTCAATTTATGCTCCTTTATGCAACCCGTACCCTGAACCCCGAAAAAAGCTGCGGGGTAGCCCCAAACCCTTGCGCTGCCTGGGTTTGCTGGCACACTGCACGATACCCCGCACGCTGTCTACTCCACCGCCGTATACATTCTACCATTCTACCATTCTACCATTCTACCATTCTATTACTACATCCTATCAATCTATTACTATAGGGTATGAAAGGGTATAAGAGGAGAAACGTTAAGAAAATCAAGGACTTACGCCTATACCCGCTGATTACGAAACGCACGGGGTTAAACAGGGTGTTACGGGGTACGCTTGCATTGTGGCCCGTGCTCTTGGTACTGTACGGATTACCAGGAGGGTACAGGATGGCCGCGCTTGCACTACAACCAGGAATCCGGGAATACATCATCGATTGTGTGGCGAGAGGTACGAAGCTGCAGGACGTCGCGCATAGTCTCGGTCTGGCTGGCAAGGGACAGGCGATTGCGAACGCTCTGGCCGACGATCCGGAATATAGGGCTGCACGCGAGGACGGTCTGGAGGCGCGGATGGAGCAACGAGAACGGGAGCTCGAAATCGCCGAAAGTCAGGATGTACCTCGCGCCAGAGAATTACTTAGTCATGCCCGATGGCGTGCCGAGCGAGAGGCGCCGAAGCGGTGGGGCGCGAAACAGCAAGTAACTATGGACTCCTCGATTACGGTAGTCCTTGCCGCCTCCGATAGCACAGGCCGCCTGATCGAGCACGAGGCGTTGCAGGACGGCGCGCCTGCCATCTGCCTTCCTGACATGACGAACGAGGCGTGACGGCGCGCGCTGCGCGTCTGGCGGGCCCGCTCGCACGTATACGTAGACTGCAGCCCTGCCCGCTCGCCCACCAGGCGCCGCTCGCCCATATATCGGCGAGCGCATGCCGACATGCCTTTTCATACAGTACTGTAAGAACGTACAGTCTTCAGGCCTATGTGTATTTCATAGGCCATAGGCATAAGGGGGGGGTACTTGACCGACGGCCGGGGCGTCACTTGAGGACTCCTACGATTCGGCCCGTACGCCCAAATCCGACAGTAGCCGAGAGTATTTACCGTAGCCGACCGGGGGGGGGGGGTACTTCGCAACGCAACTGACAGAAACCAAGGTACCATATCGCCCAAACCCGAGAGGTATCCCCATGGCGCGCATAATCCTTCCCTACCAATGGTCCCCCCGCCCCTACCAGGACCCCCTCTGGCGTTACCTTGTGGCCGGAGGCAAGCGATCGGTGTGCAAATGGCACCGACGGGCCGGCAAGGACGAGGTGTACCTGCATCATGTGGCTGTCGAAGCGCATAAGCGCGTCGGGAACTACTGGTACATGCTCCCAGAGTACAGTCAGGCCCGGAAATCCATGTGGGATGCGGTCGATGGGCACAGTGGCAAGCGCCGGATTGACCGGGCGTTCCCGCATGAGATACGGGAGACGACGCGCGAACAGGAAATGATGATCAAATTCCGGAACGGGAGCACTTTTCAGCTCGTCGGAAGCGATAACTTCAATAGCCTCGTCGGAAGTCCCCCGGTTGGGCTCGTTTTCAGCGAGTACGCCCTGAGCCAGCCGACCAGTTGGGGCTATTTGATGCCGATTTTGGAGGAAAACGGGGGCTGGGCGGGGTTCAACAGCACGCCGCGGGGTAAAAACCACTTCAAGCGGCTTTGTGAGTTCGCTCAGAAGGAGCCGGGTTGGTTTTTCAGCAGCCTGAACGCCGATCAGAGCGGTATTTTCAGCCCCGAGCAGTTGGCAGGCATCCTGCGTCAATTACAGGCGGAGCATGGCGACGAATACGGCATGGCGCTGTACCTGCAGGAGTATTTCGTCAGTTTCGAGGCGGCCATGCCGGGTTCGATCTGGGGCGACTGTATCGCCCGGCTGGAGGCCCTCGGACGCGTCCAGACCGAGGCGCTGCCCGTCAGTGTGCCGCACACCCCGGGGTATCCTGTATTTACGGGGTGGGACCTCGGGTTTGACGACAACACGACCTGCTGGTTTTATCAGGTCGTGCCTGCCCCCGGCGGGGCGGGGGACCAGATACACGTTATCGACTACGAAGAGGATAACTTCAAGGATGTGGAGCACTACTGCACGCTCCTGCTGAACAAACACCAGCGCGACGGGTACGTGTATGGGACGCACTGGCTGCCGCACGACGCCCGGCCCCGTACGATCGCCGCCGGGGGGAAGTCGATCCTGCAGCAGTTCCGGGAGTACAACAGCGACCACGGGGATGTGCTCGGGCGGTTCGCCATCGCCCCGAAGCTCGATGTCCAAGAGGGTATTCAGGCGGCCCGGGCGACCTTCCCGCACTGCCGGTTCGACGGTGACCGCTGTGAGATCGGTATCGACCACCTGAAGGCGTACCGACGCGAGTTCGACGAGGAGAACAACGTGTTCAGCAGTCAGCCGAAGCATGACGGGGCCAGCCACGCGGCGGACGGGTTCCGCACGGTGGCGGTGTCGTGGCGCCGGTCCAAGGCCGAGTCGCACCCCCTGACCGAGCAGCAGTCGCAGCAGCGGCTCGTAGCGGGTAACGTGGTCGGCATGACCATGGGGCAGCTACGACAGCGGCACCTTGACAAGCTGGCAGCGATGCGCGACAGTGACCGGTAATTCCATCAGGAGAGACAAGCATGTTCAACGCCGGTAGTGACCCCGCTGACCTCCTGATTACTCCGTTGCTCGGCAGTAGCGGCCTGAACGGGTATATGTCGATCGCCCCGAGACCGTTCCCCGACTTCGCCCCGCGCCTGCTCGCATCCCTCGTCGCAAGCTCGACCGCCGCCTGTACGTCTGGCGTAGTGACGGTGACAGCAGCTTCGCACGGGATTCCTGCGACAACTTTTGATGGCCTGGAGTTTTACTACCCAGGCAGCCCATCACTAGTTGCTGGCTGGTATTCTGGTTTTTCTCGCACCGGCTCGAGCACTATTACATTTAGCGCGCCGCTGTCCGCAAACTTCGCCAGCGAGTCGGTCAACTCGGGGGCGGCTTTTACGTCGGAAATGACTCTTGCGACGTTAACTTTGCCTGGAAACACGTTACTACCCGGGAATCTAGCCACAGCTAGCATAGCGAGAGTCGGCGATAACGTTTCTTCTGCAAAAACCATCCGCCTTAAACTCGGGGCGACCACATTAGCTTCACATGCGCCATTCTCCTCGTGTGGGTCGGTGGACCTGTCATTTTGCGCGGTATCATCTTCTTCTCAAATAGGGCATGCAAATGTTGTCGGTACGACTGTTGCCACAGCACTAACAGGGTCTGTCGATTTAACGGCGGCTCAGGTGATTTCCTTGACTGGTCAACACGCTGGAGCGGGGCAGTATTTATACATAGCCGCCGCAAAATTTGGGATTAAATGATGGCAATCACGAAATACTCCAACGACGCTTCGGGCCGAGCGCTCGTCGCGGCGGTCCCCGCCCCCAAGCACGTATGGATTGACGGTTCGCGAATCTGGGTCTACACGGGGGCGGACATTCCGACATCAGAAGCGGTGAGCAATCCCGCGGGCATAGTCCTCACGACGCGCCAGCTCATGCAGGGAGCGGACTCAGTTGCTCGCGCCCGGTACGACGCCATTGTGGCATACGTTCGCGGGATTGTTGGTGTCGATGCTAAGGACCCTGCGGACCAGATTTTAGGGAGCGGTACCGTCGACCAACAGAAGTATTGGCGGGGGCATAACGCTACGATTCGCCGGAGCGATGCGAATGTAAACGCAATGCGCGCTGCTCTCGACTGGACCCCTGCGCTGATGGATCAGGTGTTCATCGCCGGCAGCACGATGGACCCATGAGCATGACTGCCTCCGAAGAAGTACAGCGCTGGCTTGACGAGATCAAAGACGCCAAGAAACGGGAGTCCGACTTTCGCAAGGACGGCGAGCGCGTCCTGAAAATCTACGGCGCCGAGAAGAATGAGACGACGCCGTTCAATGTCCTGTTCTCCAACACTGAAACGCTGCTTCCGGCGCTTTACTCCGCTGTGCCACGCCCTGTGGTCAATCGCCGCTTCAAGGACGAGGACCCGATGGGGAAGGCGTCCGCTACGGCAGGGCAGCGAGCCCTCGAATTCCTGCTGGACACAAACGTCGACGGATATGAGACGTTTGACGACGCCCTGAACCATTGCGTGCTCGACGCATTGCTGCCAGGGCGAGGCATAGCGACGGTGAAGTACGACGCCAAGGTCGAGGGCGACGAGGGCATGGAGCGCAAGACGTGGGAGACCGTCTGCTGCGAGACGCGCTCGTGGGACCGGGTTTATTTCGGGTACGCCAAGAAGTGGTCGAAGGTGCCGTGGATCACCTACGAGGAGTACATCGACCGCGACGAAGCCGAACGCCTGTTCGGAGCTGAAACGGCCGCCAAGCTAAAATTCTCGGAAGGCGAGGACGGGGACGACGAGGGCGAGCATCGCCAGTCGCCGGGCCAGAACCTCGGGAGCAAGAAAACCACGCTGATCTACCAGATATGGGACAAGGACGGCGGTCGTGTCATCCGCTGGGTGTCCCCGGGATACGGCGACGGGGTGCTGAAGGTCGATCCCGACCCCCTGCAGCTGACTGGCTTCTTCAACTGCCCGCGGCCCATGACGTTCATCGCGAAATCGAACGACCTCGTTCCCGTCGCGATGTACAAGATGTACGAGAATCAGGCCGAGGAGTTGAACCGGCTGACGCAGCGAATCAAGACGGTCGTTGGGGCGCTCCGGGCGCGCGGCATCTACGACTCGGAACTTGGCGACGACCTGGACAGGCTGATGAAGGAAGGCGACGCGATTCTGATCCCGTCGGACAAATCCTCCTCGCTGGCCGCCGAAAAGGGCCTGCAGAATGCGATCTGGTTCATGCCGATTGACGTCCTCATGGCCACACTGACGCAGTTGTACCAAGCGCGCGAACAGTGCAAGCGGGTCATATACGAGATTACCGGGATCAGCGACATCCTCCGCGGATCAACCGTGGCCAGCGAGACGGCCACTGCGCAAGGCATCAAGGCGCAGTGGGGCACGATGCGCCTCAAGCGGCTTCAGAAAGAGGTCCAGCGGTACGCCCGGGACATGTTGCGCATGATGCTTGAGATTGCCGGCACGAAGTTCAGTGAGGAAACGTGGGCCGGCATGACGGGGCTCCCCTTCCTGACGACCGACCAGCGGCAGCAGGCGGAACAGATGGCGCAGGCCCTGCAGGTGGCACAGTCGCAAGGCGCGCAAGTACCGCCAGAAACGCAGCAGCAGGTGCAGCAGGCGCTTTCGGCACCAGTCTGGGGGCAAGTGCTTGGCCTCCTCCAAAACGACCTTCAGCGCGCGTACCGCATCGACATCGAGACGAACTCCACCGTCGAGCCGGAGGCGGTCGAGGACCAGAAGAACATCGCCGAGTTGATGAACGCCCTGGCGCAGTATCTCAACGGAGTCGGGCCCCTTGTGGCCAAGGGCGTCATGCCGATGGAAGTCGCCCAGTCGATGCTGCTGGCGATCACCCGGCGATTCCGGTTCGGTACCGACATCGAGGACTACATCAAGCAGATGAAGGCCCCGCCGCCTGAAGACGACGGGAAGGCTGCGGAGGCGCAAGCTGAGATGCATGCCGAGCAGCAGCGCCAGCAGGCCGAACAGCAGATGGAAATGCAGAAGATGCAGGCCGAAAACCAGATGAAGATGCTCGAACTGAAGGCCGAAATGCAACTGGAAAATGTCAGACTTCAGGCGCAGCATGAGGCAGAGTTGGCGCGCCTTGAAGCCCAGTCTGCGATTGACGCTGCGAAGGTTTCGGCACAGAAGCAGATTGAACAGATGAAGGCGAACATTCAGCGCGACACGGAACTGAAGAAGGCCGAGATTCAGCGAGACACCGAATTGCGGAAGGCAGAAATACAGCAGGTCACGGAGCTACGCCGGGCCGAAATCCAGCGCGCTACGGAACTGGACAAGGCGAACACCGCGGCGGCAGTTCAACTGAGCACCGCGCAGGACCCGGAAGAAGCAAAGGAGCCGGAGGACGGCGATTGAAGGAGAACGACATGGGATGCAAGAGCAAGGGCCGTCGGCCCCCGACGAAGTAATGCCGATTTACAGCTACCGCTGCCCGTGCGGTAAGGAGTTCGACCGCTTCCTGAAGCTCGTGGAGTACGCGCAGCCGCAGGAATGCCCGTGTGGGCGGACGGCACAGAAAGTCATCAAGCCGACAGCGATCCACGTCGATGTGCCCGCGTACCAATCGCCGGCCAGCGGCCGGTGGATCACGAGCCGATCGGAGCGCCGGGAAGACCTCGCGGCGACCGGCTGCGTCGAGTACGAACCGGGCATGAAGGAAGAACACCAGAAGCGGCTGGCGGCGGAAGACGCCGCGCTGGACAAGAAAGTCGAGGATCACGTCGAACAGGAGATTCTCTCCATGCCGGCGGCCAAGCGGGAACGCCTCGCGGCCGAAGTGGAGAACCTTGACGTTGACCTCGTGAGGGTATAATTTGCGTAGCATGGATCAGGAGCGGTAAATGGACCTTACCAGCATCAAGTCGAAAGAGGAGTTTTTGAAGACCCTCAAATCCGACCCTCGTATGGTAGCTTTCGAGGGGTGGGACAGTTACGGCCAGCCGCGACTAACAGACAGCGGGAGTAAACAGACGTGGAGAACCGCGCAAGCATCTCCGTGGTATGACGCGGAGGTCGAACAGGCTTTGATCGGGGCACGAGGGGCTTTGGGGCAAAGCGCGATGACCCGGGACTTTCCGGATGCCCGGAATTTTTCAGAAAAGCCCATGTATACCCCCGAGATAACGGCGGCCCCAGAATGGAACAATGCCGCGACTGGGAACATTCACCGGGAGAACGTCGAGGGGTTGAGTTACGCCGGGCAACTTGCGGACGCCGTTCGTAGAGCGATAACAAGAAAATAATCAGGAGCGGTAAATGGACGAACTCGAAGTAACGGGCGGCACCGAAGTAAGCGACGCCTCCGACGAGTTGGCGCGGGATTTGTTCCCGTCGAGCAACATGGAGGCGGAGGCCGAGCCCGAAGATACCCGCGAGCCGGAGGACGCCCGCGAGACAGTCGATCCTGATCCCGAGCCGACCCCCGCGCGCGCCGCTCCGAAGGCGTGGGCTAAGGACATGCATGACCATTACGCGAAGCTCGAGCCGTCCGTTCAGGACTACATCGACCAGCGCGAAAAACAGATGATGGAGGGGCTGTCACAGTACCGTGAGCACAGCGACTTCGGCCGTCAGATGCAGGCTGCCGTGGCGCCGTACCAAGACCTGATCCAAGAAGCCGGCGTGGACGCCCCGCGGGCCGTGCAGGCGCTACTGAACGCACACAAGTTGCTGGTGCGTTCGACGCCCGATCAAAAACACCAGTACTTCATGCAGCTCGCCCGGGACTACGGCATCAACGTAACCGGCGAGGCGCCTCCCGCCATTGACCCGACCGTCCGGGAGTTGCGCGAACGGCAGGAACGTATCGAACAGACGCTCGCCCAGCGGCAGAGTGTCGAACTGGATCAACGCCGCCAATCGACACTGGCGGAGGTCAATGAATTCGCAGCAGACAAGGCGCACCCGTACTTCGAAGACGTGGCGGACGACATCATCGTCCTCCTGAAGACAGGGATCGACTTGTCCTCTGCCTACGAAAAAGCAGTATGGGCCAACCCCGTCACGCGTCAGAAGGAAATCGAGAGGATCAACGCTGAAGCTGAGTCCGCTCGAGCCAAGAAGGCGCAGGAGGAGGCCGCAAAGGCGAAGGCCGCAACCGCAGCAAATATCCGCAATCGGGACACCCAGCGAACTCCTACAGAGCCGAGGGCAACGATGAGGAACCTTGATGATGCACTCCGCGATTCAATGCGGGAAATCAGATCCCGTCACTAACCTCCATAGGAGCACCAAATGGCAAGCCCTAACAGCACCTTCACGGAGCTGGTCACTTCGACCTTCCGCAAGGTTCGCAAGGATGTCAAAGACAACCTCTCGAACCGCAACGCCCTCCTGAAGCACATTTACAAGCGGGGCAACTACCGCACCGAAGATGGCGGCCTGACGATCGTCTGCCCCCTCGATTACGCCGCGAACTCGACCTATCAGCGTTATTCCGACTGGGACCTGCTGAACATCAGCGCGTCCGACGTGATTTCGGCGGCTGAGTTTCAGTGGCGCCAGATCGCGATCAACATTGTGGCCTCCGGCCGTGAGAAGCGCATCAACTCTGGGGAGAGCAAGATTTTCTCGCTCGCCAAGTCGAAGATGAAGAACGCGATTCGCACGTTCAACAACAGCTTCTCCTCGGACCTGTACTCCGCCGGGTCTGCGGCGAACCAGATCAACGGTCTTCAGGCGCTCGTGTCAGACTTGGGCACCGGCACCGTCGGGGGCATCGACTCCAGCGCCTTCACGTTCTGGAAGAACACGATCTTCGACTGCTCGGACAACAGCGTCACCGCCAGCGCGACGACCATCGAGAACTCCATGTTGTTGCCAACGTGGCTGTCTATCGACCGCGGCCCGGACGATTGCCCCGACCTGATCGTGATGGACAACATCTATTACCAGTACTTCGAAGCCTCGCAGACTTCGATCAAGCGGTACATGGACGCGAGCAACGCGGACGCCGGCCTCGTCTCCCTGAAGTACAAGGGTGCCGATGTGTATTACGACGGCAACAGCGGCATCCCGTCGAGCCGGGCGTACCTGCTGAACACCAACTATTTCGAGCTGGTCGTCCACAAGGATGCGGACCTCGAAGTGGTCGAAGGTCAGCGGCCGATCAACCAGGACGGCGAGGTCATCCCGATTTTGTGGATGGGCAACCTGACTCTCAGTAACCGCAAGCAGCAAGCGGTCATCCTGCCCTAATCGAAGGAGAACCAAATGGCATACGCTATTCACACTCTGCCGGGCGCCCAACCCGTCGCAAACACCGAAACGGCGGCAAAGCACCCGCTGGGAACGATCATCCGAGCAGTCGATCCTACCTACGGAGAAGGCGAGTTTATCTATCTGCTGGGCGTCGCGAGTACCGCCGTCGGGTCGATCGTCACCTATGACCCGAGCACGTACCAAACGACTCTTTGCGCCGTCGGCGGCAGTATCCCTCGTCCGATCGCAGTCGCGATGTCCGCCAACGTGGCCACTCAGTACGGGTGGTACCAGATCAGCGGCGTTGCGGTCATGAAGAAGACGTGCACGATTTCCCTGGCTGCCGGAGCGGCTGTCGGGGTGCTAACGACCGGGCTCGCTGCCGGTACCGGCTCGGCTAAAGAGATTCAAGGCGCGTGCGTTGCGGCAGTGGCTTCGGCTACCGCCGGCCGTACGTCGGTTAGCGTCATGATTTCCCGACCGCACAAGCAGGGACGCATCACGTAATAATGCTCATGGCCTAGTGACCTGCCCCTGCCAACCGCGGGGGCAGTGCAATACGTCAGGAGCCCCCATGCAACTCCCCTACGCAAATCTGCAGATCAAGCACCAGAACCCGGGCGCCTCGGCGCCTCTGGTCCTCCCGGTGATGGTCCTTTGCAACACGTCGGACGAAGTGATTTACAGCAACATCCGGGAGAACTCGAAACGCCCCGGGAAGTGGGCGCGAGTGGTGCCGGAACACTCCCGCGTGGCGGTACTATGCGGTAGCGGCCCGTCACTGGCCGACTCGTTGCCAGACATCAGGCGGCAGGCCGAGAACGGCGCTACCGTCTTCGCCATGAACGGGGCCGCTCGATTTCTGGCGGATAGCGGCATCCTTCCGGACTATCAAGTGATCATCGACGCCCGAATCGAGACGGCGGATCTGATCGGCCCGGCGCGGTATCATCTTTTCGCATCGCAAGTCCACTCGGAGTGCTTTCGAAGGGTTCCGTCCGCCCAACTGTGGCACCTACAAGTGGGCAACATCGAGAACGAGTTTCCCGAGTATGAAGACCCTTACGTCCTGATTGGCGGGGCGGCATCTGTCGGCAACACCGCAACTTGCCTCGCCTACGCGCTGGGCTACAGGAACCTCCAGATTTACGGGTACGACAGCAGCCAGCGCGACGGTACCGGGCACGCTTTCCGGCAGCCAATGAACGACGGCGAGCCACTGGCCGAAGTGATCTTCAACGGCAAAAAATACATCGCCAGCCTGACCATGAAGCTCCAAGCCGAGAAGTTCCAAGAGACGGCGCGGGCGCTGCAGGAAGGTGGGTGCACGATAGAGGTTCACGGGTCCGGGTTGCTGCCGGACATCTGGAACACTCCGATCGAAAAGCTGAGCGAGCAGGAAAAGTATCAGCGTATGTGGGCGTATGACGACTATCGGACGCTATCCCCCGGCGAGGATTGCGTCGATACGTTCCTCGAAGTGTGCCGGCCGACCGGGACGGTTATTGACTTCGGGTGCGGCACCGGGCGCGCAGCGGTGAAGATCAAGGAGGCGGGATGCGACGTCCGTCTGATCGACTTCACGGACAACAGCCGCGACCCGTGCGCCATGGGGATGCCGTTCCTCCAGCACGATTTGACTATTCCCATCCCAGCGCACGCGGCATACGGCTACTGTACGGACGTTCTGGAGCACATCGGCCCGGAGGACGTTCGATCGGTCATCGACAACGTGATGCGCTGCGTGGGGACGGGGTTCTTTCAAATCAGCACGGTGCCGGACAATATGGGCGCGGTAATCGGGCACCCGCTTCACCTTACCGTCCGTCCGCACGCTTGGTGGCGGGGGGTTTTTTATCGGCTTGGATACGCGATAGAATGGGATCGGGAGCACGAAGTTGCGTCCCTGTTCGTGGTGAAACGAAACTAAGGAGAAGCACATGGCCATCACTGGAGCGGAGCTACAGGCAGCGCTCGGCACAACCCCGCAGGACGCCAAGGTGACGCAGGAGTTCGGCGTCGTCAGTACCTTTCAGGAGTGGTATGTCGAGGGCAACCTGGACGCGCCGGGCAAGGCGAAGCTGTGCCGCACTACCGCCGCCGACAACGCCGCGACGCAGGCGGCGTCCGTGCTCACGCAGTTGAGGGCGTAACGCATGGCACTTCAGGATATTTCTGATCGGGAAGAACGGCCCGCGTACGTGTCATTTGAAATGCGCGTGACGGAAGATAAGGCGGCCAGCAAGGCGGCAGGGCGGTACGTCGCTCGCGAGTTCGAGGTCGTGAAGGTCACGCCCCCCTACAGCAAGGACAGTATCGAGTTCAAAGTCCCAGCGTGGCTGGCGGACATTGACCGAAACCTGCGGGACGGCCGTATCCCGAAGAAGTGGGCCGAGTACTGGCGCGAGTCGTACCGGCGATGGAGGGAAGGGCAGGAACTGCCTTTGAGCGGCACGCCAATCAAGGGATGGGGGGTTATCTCCCCGGCGCAGCAAGCATCCCTCATTCACATGAATTGCAAGACCGTGGAGGACTTGGCGGAAATTAACGAGGGCGGAATGCAGCGCATCGGGCTGGGGGCGCACGACCTGCGTAACAAGGCACGCGCGTGGCTGCAGTCGATGCTTGACCATGGCGGCACGACTATAAAGATCGCTGCGCTCGAACAAGAGAACGCCGTCCTGCGGGCCTCGGTCGAAACGCTGGAGAAGAAAGTAGCCGAACTGGCCGCCCGCATTCCAGAAGATGCGGCGCCTCCGGTATCCTACGACAACGTTCATGAAATCACCGCGGACGACATACTGGGCGATCCCGCCCCGGAGAAACGGCGGCACCGTAGAACCGTGCCCGCGGCGGCGGCAGCATGAGCCTACTGTCAATCGTTCAGTCGTTTTGCGCCCGGAATCACCTTCCGGTCCCGGCGACCGTGATGGGCTCGACGGACGCCCAGGTAATCAACCTGCGGGCGTTGCTGGAGGAGGAAGGCGACTCCCTCTCCGCCCGGCACAGTTGGCAGGGCATAACGTTCGAGGCGACCCTCACGACCCTCGCGGCGGAGGATCAGGGGGCGATGAGCGCCGTCGCGTCCAACGGTTTCAACTACATCGCCAACGGGACGATATGGGACCGCTCGCAGCAGTTGCGCATTCTCGGGCCGTTGAGCGCGCAAGAGTGGCAGCAGGCGAAGGCGATGGTACCGACCGGGCCGGACTACCGCTTTCGGATTCGGGGGGGCCGCCTGTTGGTCAATCCCGTCCCGACTGCAGGCAACACGTGGGCCTTTGAGTACATTTCGTCCAACTGGATTCTTGCTGCTGACGGGGTGACGTACAAAAACCGATTCACGCTGGATACGGACACGCCACTCCTGCCGGAAAACCTGCTGACCTCCGGCCTGAAATGGCGCTGGAGAAGCGACACCGGTGTTGAGTACGCGGAGGACTTCCGCACCTACGAAATGCTGATCAAGGACGCGATGGGCCGGGACGGCGGCCGGAAAACGCTAAGCATGGACGGCGGCAGGTACGACATGCTGCCGGGAGTTTTCGTGCCTCAAGGCAGTTGGAACGTGCCGTGAGAAGCCCCCTCCGCCCGAAGGTAGCGCCACGGGCGCAAGCGTCGTCGGCCGTGACCTGCGCCGCGCCAGTCAAGGGATGGAACTCAAGCAGCGCGCTGGCGGAAATGCGTCCGGACGAGGCGATACGCCTCAACAACTGGTTCCCGAAAACAGGGTACTGCGAGATTCGCGGAGGGTACGCGGAGCACGTCACAACGATGTCCGGCAGCGGCGGGTCCCTGATGGTGTACAACCGGATGAACGGGACGAACGAAATGTTCTGCGCGACCGACGCGGAACTTTACGACGTGACGAACCCCGGCGTAGTGGGCGCCTCCCTGGTTGCCCGGACCGAAGGCAAACACCGCTGGACGATGTTCGGCGACGGTACGAGCAACTGGCTGATAGCGTGTAACGGGGTGGATAAACCGCTTTACTACGACGGCACGGCCTGGACGGAAGTGGACGGGGTGAGTACCCCCGCGCTGACCGGAGTCACTACGACGGACCTCCGCGGCGTGACAGTATTCAAGGGGCGGTTGTTCTTCATCGAAAAAGACTCGCTGTCCTTCTGGTACCTTACGGCCGGGCTGGCCGGCGGCGCGCTGACAGAATTCCCGCTGGACGGCGAGGCCGCGCGAGGAGGGTACCTGCTGTCGATGGCCGCATGGACGCGGGACGGCGGGTCCGGAATGGACGATTTCGCTGTGTTTCTCACGTCACAAGGGGAGGCGCTGGTCTATCAAGGTACCGACCCGAGCGATGCGGCCAAATGGTCCAAGGTCGGGACGTTCTATATCGGCCGCCCGTTGAGCTGCGGCTGCCTGACACAATACGGCGGAGACTTGATCGTGACCACGGAGAGCGGGGTATTCCTGCTGTCGTCGGCGCTCAACTCGGCATCGGTCGATCCCAAGTTCGCCCTTTCCCGAAAGATCGAGGACGCCTTTACCAGCGCGGCCCGCCAGTACGGCGCCGACCCTAGCTGGAGAACACACCTATACCCGGCGCAGTCGGCGCTGATCGTTAATATCCCGGTGGAGACATAGCATGTCGGGTCCCATAGTCCCCGGAGTGGTACGGAAACACGAACAGTACGTGATGAACACCATAACGAAGGCGTGGTGCCGCTTCACGGACTGGCCGGCAGAAGATTTCGTCGTGTTCAACGGGGAACTGTACTTCTGTGCCGGCAGCACGGTCTACAAGGCATGGACGGGCACATCGGACAACGGCAACAACATTGTGGCCGAGGCGAAGACGGCGTTCTCGCACTTCGGCAAGCCCGGTCGGACCAAGAAGTTTAAGATGATGCGCCCGGTCATGGCGGCGAATGGGTCCTTTTCGTTCCTCACGGACCTTGATGTTGATTTCCAAGACGACGATATTACCGGCACCGCTACCTACACCCCGACGTCTTCCGCGCTGTGGGACTCCTCGAACTGGGACGACGCCTACTGGACTGAAACGTCCAAAGTACTCAAGGAATGGACCTCGCCGTCGGAGTGGCTTGGCGTCTGGGCGGCTGGCAAAGTCAAGATACAGACCAACAGCCTGACGATTCAGTGGATGTCCGCGGACTACATCTATGAGGTCGGCGGGATACTCGGATGATTCGAGTAGGGCCCGATGTCGTGGCTTGGGTCGGTGATGCGACCGGGCACAAGTACGACTCGACTGCGGTAGGCATCGGGTACGAACGGGGCGGCCGGCTCGTTCAAGGCGTCGTCTTCACGGACTACACCGTGGCGAACATTCAAATCCATATCGCCCGCGACCCGGCGCACCCGTTTTACTCGGCGTTCATCGCGGCGGCCATGGACTACCCCTTCCGGCAGTTAAATTGCCGACGCATTACGGCCTTCGTGGCCGCCAAGAACCTGAAATCTCAAAGGCTGGCAGAGAAGTTTGGCGGGGTACCGGAGGGGGTCATGCTGGACGCCCTTGACGACGATGACCTGATCGTTTATGGTTTGCTCCGACGTAACGCGCAACACTGGCTGACAGCCCGATACTCCGATAAATTGAAGCAGTACAGGAGCCTCAATGGGTAAGTCATCCGCCAGTCCGCCCCCCGCCCCAGACTATGCGGGCGCGGCAGCAGCGCAAGGCGCGGCGAACAAAGAAACCGCCGTCGCCAGCAGTCGCCTCAATAACCCCAACGTGGTGAGCCCGTACGGCACGCAAACGTGGTCGGAGCCGGGCGGCACGCGCGTGTTCGATCAGGCCGGGTACGACTCTGCAATGGCTCAGTACAACGCGTCCAAGGCCGCCGGGGGGTCCGGAAACCCGTTTGCCACGGGGTTTCAAGTCGATCCTGAAACCGGGAACGTGATCCCCACGACGGCAGGCGGGGGGTCCGCAATCACCGCCCCTAACCGGGAGGCGTTCTACAGCACCGTAGGCGGCGGGGACGGGCGACCGACCCTCACGCAGACCTTGAGCCCTTCCGAGCAAGCCCTTTACAACCAGGAGGCCCGGACCAAGGGGCTCCTTGGCGGGCTTGGCGAGCAAGGCGCGAAGTCCCTTTACGGGGTAGTCGGGCGGACACTGGACTTCTCCGGGATGCCGGCCGCGCCAACCTCGACAGGAGCACGGCAAGACGCTTACGATGCGATCATGTCTCGGGTCAATGAGGAGACGGGGCGATCGAAGGACAAGCAGAACTCGACACTGATTGCCGCGGGCGTCCGGCCGGGCACGAAGGCGTATCAGGACGCCATGTACGCCATCGACCGGGGCGCCAACGACGCCCGGCAGCAAGCTATTCTGGCGGCCGGGCAGGAGGGCCAACGGGACTTCGCGATGGGAACGCAGCAGCGCAAGGACGCCATCGCGGAACTACTGGCGCAACGGCAGACGCCGCTGAACGAAATCAACGCGCTCATGAGCGGGTCGCAGGTGAACAACCCGTTCGCGATTCCTGGCGCCGCTCAGAACTCGAACATACAGGCTGCCCCGATTTACAACGCCGCGCTACAGAAGGGGCAGTACGAAACGGACGCGTACAACGCCGAGCAGGCGAACAGTAACTCGGCAATGAGCGGGCTGTTCGGCTTGGGGTCCGCGGCGCTGAAATACGGCTTGGGCTCCAGCTTCTCGGACGCCCGCCTGAAGTCGAGAATTCGGCGCATCGGCACGCATCCGATCGGCGTCGGAATCTACGAGTATGATATTTTCGGCGAGCCCGAAGTGGGCGTCATGGCGCAAGAACTCCTGTCGGTGAGCCCCGCAGCGGTCAGTATCCACCCGAGCGGGTTCTACCAAGTGGACTACGGGAGGCTCTGATGCCCCGACAACTCGCCGGATACGACCCGGCCATAGATGAACTGCCGCCCGAGCTGGCCGCGCAGTACCGGGCCGAGCAGCGCAAGCAGCGTGTTGCGGACATTCTCTCCGGCCAGTCCTTGCGGCCGCTTCAGGCGCCCGAAGTAAAGGGCCGATTCCAAGGGGCGATAAGCCCCGTGGCCGGGCTGGCACAAATCGCGCAAGCCTACCTGTCCGGCAAGATGGCTAACGACGCGGACGCCCGTTCTGCCGACATCAGCAAGCGAGGGCAGGACGCATACTCGGCAGAGGTCAAGAGGGTCGGAGAGACGATCATGGGCCGCCCGGACGAAGTTCTGCCCCCCGATGTGGCCGGCCCTCCGCAGCCCGGAATGCCGGCCGGGACGCCCGATCAGGTGGCGCAATCGTTGCTGTCGTCGTACGCCCCGAGCCTGCGGCGTATGGGCGAGACGGCCTTCAAGTCGAACCTCGACGCTCAGGCCACAATGAACCTGATGAAGCTGTTCGGGCAGGACAACGCTCCGCCCCCTGCCGTACCGGCGGCCGCCATGCCTGCGGATCCGACCGCACCGGCGGGTGCCTCCGCGGTCCCGAGGCCCGAGGCCGCGGCGTGGTCCCCGTCCGCGGCCATGCCGAACCCGAGCAACCCCACGCGAGGGGCCGGGACGGTAGCGCCCAACGACGCCGATCGCCGCTTCATCCTTCAGCAAGAATGGGCCGATCCGGCGAACCGCAACAACCCGGGGCTACTCAGGGAAATGCAACTGGCGGGCATTGTGCCGGGGCAGGCCGCGCCGCCAGCAGCCGCCCCCGCACAGACCAACCTCGACGCGCTGCCGACCACGCCGACCCCCTTGGAGGCATACACCCGCCGGCAGAAATACAGCAAGCGGGAAGCGCAGGCAATGATGGTCAGCGGCAACAAAGCCGTGGCAGACATCGGCAAGCGCCTATTCGACGGGTACGAGAAGGCCGAACAGGAGACACTGATCAAGCAACCGGGCCGCGAGACGCTGGCCTCCTTCCCCGTGACGCCCGTCAAGATCGAAGACCCGAACCAACCGGGCCGAGAGGTCGTGGTCGATGCGCGAAACAACAACCGGGTTATCGGGTCGGTGGTACCGAAGCCGCAAGGGGCGGCCGCGGCAGATAAAGCCGCGCAGGCGCGGAAGAAAACGGAAGGCGACCTCGACACGGCCATCGGGGAGCTTGAGAAGGCCACCAAGGACGGCGGTTTGATTGATCAGTCAACGGGCAGCGGTGCCGGGGCGCTGGTCGATATGGCGGCCGGGTTCTTCGGGAAGGCTACGCCCGGCGCGATAGCCGCCGGTCGGACGGCGCCTATTTTCGACTTGGTGCTGAAGATGGTCCCCCGCTTTGAGGGGCCGCAGTCGGACAAAGATACGCAGTCGTACAAGGAGGCTGCCGGACAGTTGGCGAACCCGTCAGTTCCGAACGAAACCAAGAAGCAGGCGGGGCGTGAAATACTCCGCTTGATGAAGCAACGGAAGGGGCAATTCGTCGATAAGGCAATCGAAGGCACCGACGCGGACGTACCGACAGCCGGCGCGCCGGCAGTGTCTGGCGGCGGGACCGTCTTGAAGTTTGACGCACAAGGGAACCCTAGGTAATGGCCGTTTTTGCTGAACTTGCGGACGGGCGTCGGCTAGAGTTCCCGGACGGGACGGACCCGGCGATTGTACAGTCCACGGTAAAAAAGGTGCTGGCGGGAACGCCCTCCCGGGCGCCCGAGCCGCGATCTCTTCTCTCCGAAGCGGGGCGCCAAGTCGGGCTGACGGCACGTCACGGAATTGAGGGGGTCGGAGGGGTGCTAGACCTTCTGGCGTCCCCAATTCGCAGCGGGCTGAACGCCGTACTGCCGGAGCACATGCAGACAGAAGGACGAACAGGCCCTATCCTGGCGGACGCTCTCGGTCTTCCGGCCCCGGAGAGCCGCACGGAGAAAGTAGTGGGCGATGTGGCGCGAGCCATGGCCTCGGGCGGCGGTATCGTGAAAGGGGCACAACTGGCCCTGCCGGCCGCGACGGGCACAACTGGCTCGGTTCTACAGCAGCTTGCCAAGGATCCGGCGGCGCAAATAGTGGCCGCAGGCGGCGCCGGGGCTGGAAGCGGGCTTGCACGTGAAGCGGGGGGAGGAGAGGGCTCGCAGTTGGCCGCGGGGCTGGCCGGAGCAATAGCGCCCGCCGCCGCGGGGTCCGCGATAAATGCCGCCCGCGCCGTCAAGGACTTCGTTTACCCCTCCGTGGGGGCCCTCGGAAGGCGGGCCGCCGGGGACAAAGCAGACGATGTCGTGGCCGCGATGCTACAGACCCGAAGCAACGTGCCGGGCGTCAAATTGACCGCGGGCGAGGCGGCGGTCCCGGCCAACAGTGCAGAGTTCTCCGCGTTCCAAAGGGCCGTCGCGGCCGAAGCCCCCTCGAAGTTCTACGGCCCGCTTGGAGTGAAGGGGCAGCAGGCTACCGCTCGGCAAGAGGCGGTCCAGTCGTTCGGCAAGACGCCGGCCGAACTGGAGGCGGCTATTGCCGCGCGGACAGCGGCATCGGGGCAGGCGTACGGCGCCGCGTTCAATCAGAGCATCAAGGGGGACCCGGCGCTCGTCCAGATATTCAATAACCCATACGTTCAGGACGTTGTTCCCGAAGCTCTGAAACTGGCGGAAGCGAAGGGCATAACTTCCAAGTCGAACCTGACGGAGTTCCTGCATTTCATCAAGGAGGGGCTGGACGCGAAGCTACAGGCGGCCAACAATCCGAACATGCCCGCCATTTCGAACGCAGCCAAAAGCGCGGTGCAGGCCGCCAAAACCGACCTTACTACGTGGCTGGGAAACAAAAACCCGCTATATGACGCGGCAAGGGCCGGGCACATTGCGGCATCGAAGCCGATCAATCAGATGCGGGTCGGGCAAGAACTTGAGCAGGCTCTCGTCGCCCCCGCGACCGGGATGGAGCGGGCTGCCTCCTTCGGGGCGAAGGCGCGGCAGGCGGAAAATACGATCAGCAAGGGGTCCGGGAATCCTCGGATTGAGGACCTGACCCCCGCCCAGCGGAAGATTGTCGATGCGATAGAAGAGGACTTCTCTCGTAACCAGCAGTTCAAGGACATGGCTATATCCGGCAGGCAAAGCATGGAAGAACGGATCGGAGCCCCCACCGTGCCTCCGACCGGTATGTTTCAGCCGTTGGTTTCGGCCGCGCGTAGCTGGGTGAACAAAGGGCTCGGCACAGGGCACGCTCAAGCTCTCCGCCGGGCAGCCGAGGTTATGGACGATCCCGCGGAAATGGCTCGGCAGATGCAAGCGGCAACCCCGGCGCAACGCAAGGTTCTTGAGGCCCTATGGGCGCAGCGGGCGATGCAGGGGGTTGTTACCAGTGCGGAAGATTAAAGGAGCAGTAGCATGTCACTGAACGGTTCCGGCGTTTTCAACGTCAATAGCGCGGGGCAGCCCGTCGTCGCGGGTACGCTGATCACCGCGGCCGCTTTCAACGCGTACACCGCCGATGTGGCCGCGGCGCTCTCGACCGCGCTCTACAGCGACGGGCAGCGGGTCAATGCTGCCAACCAGAACATGGGAGGGTACAAGCTGACGGGGCTTGCCGCCGGATCGAGCGCCGGGGACTCGGTACGGTACGAACAACTGCCGGAAGGGCGCAACCTAACAGGCGGGCTGAACGGGAAATTAACGACCGTGGCGTCCGCGAATTACCCGGACGTTTTCGCTACCACCGTCGGTAACATGATCGACTACACGGGCACGGTGATGTGCTTCGGGTTCGCCGCTGCCCCGCAGGCCGGGGCGGAGAGAGTCTTGATTTGCGCCGGCGCCGCTACCTTTGCCCCTACCGTGGACTTCATTCTCGACGGGTTTCCTGCAGGTACCGTCTATACCGCGAAGCCCGGGGATAAAGTAATTGTCCGGGCAGTCACCACGACACAATTCCGGGCGACCGTCCAGCCGGTAGCCGGCGCCGTCACGTACCTTCTTTTCCAAGAGCAAGCGGCATCCGGGACGGCGGGCGGAACCTTCACGTCGGGGGCGTGGCGTACCCGGGGGCTGAATACCGAGACGGTCGACGACTTTGGGTTCGGTACGCTTGGCGCCGGTCAGGTGACGCTCCAGCCGGGGACATACAGGTTCCGGGGGATAGCCGCTGGGTACTACGTGAACCGGCATCAAACGCGGTTACAGAACATTACCGCCGGTACGACCATCGCTTCGGGCATGACCGCTTACTCCCCGGCCGTAGCGGGCGCCAGTCAGACGGTATCGGAGGTTGCGGGGCGCTTCGCAATTGGGTCCGCCGCGGTGTTTGAATTGCAGCACCGGGCGGAGACAACAGAAGCGATGAACGGGCTCGGCATCGCGGCGTCGTTCGGGACAGAAGTATACTCACAACTTGAGTTTTGGAGGGAAAGCTAATGGGGTCGGGACTGCCAGACTGGATCACGAGACCCCCATGTGCGGGCCGGACGCTATGAGCTACGACCGGCGCCGATATGACGGGCTGTCGGTCGAAGAAAAACTCGACGTTGCTCTCGAACTGCTTGACCAGATTCTTTACGCCTTCCCCGAGGGCCCCGTCCCGCACCGACAGGCACATCAGGCGTGGATCGAGGCAAAGCAAGCCGAGGTAAAATTCTGGCAGGAACTCAAGCTCGACGTAGCCAAAAAAGGCGCGTGGGGCTTGCTGCTTATCGTGCTCGGCCTGCTGGCGGCCGGGCTGTCTGCAAGAGCAATTCTCTGGTTCAGGTGAAGTATGGTCATGTTCGATCCCCCTCCGATGCCCCCGTTCCCGCCCGAGCCCACGGCCCGGCGAGACGCGGCACTGTGGCAACTGGCACAAAAGGCCGAATCGGTCGGCATGATGGCGACCTCCCCGGCGGAAATGCTCGAACTGTGGCCGGCGTCGGAAATCCAGCACCTCCCCGTTCGAGACTGACGATGTACGACATAACCGTGCTTACCCTGATTTCCCGGGGCGGCATTCCGCACGCACGGGACGAAATCACGTTTTATGCGGTGGGGGATCACGTACGGGGTATGATCGCGGCGAGTTGCAAGCTGACGCTGTTCCGATTGATGAAGATCCCGGAAGACACGTCCGAACTTGCATGGGACTTGAAGTACCGAACCGTCGTTCGAGAGGCCGGCTGCGACACGATCGTTTCAGACACGAGGCTGATTACCTTCCCCGGCATGGACGGCAAGTCCATGGCCGAGTTCAAATACTGGGCGGTGGATCAGCTACGCGAGACGATAGGCGCGGTGAATGCGGAATTGGAGAAGGGCCCTTCCGCGAGAAAGAAAAGGAACAGGGCCGTCGCGTTCCTGAAGTTGATTTTCGGAAGGACAGACAAATGAATCTGGTCACTGATTGGCGCCTCGTGCTGAAGCACGCGTGGTCTATCCGATTCAACCTGCTGTCAGCAACGTCTGCAGGCGCCGCGGCGATGATCCCTTACACTGACCCGGACGGGCAGGCGTTCGTCGCGCTCAGCGCGATTCTGGCAGGATGCGCGGCATTATTTGCGGGACTTTCCGCGTTCAGTCGGGTCATCCATCAGAACAACGTTCGGGCCATCCGGCAGGTACGTTGATGGACGACCCGAACGTACTGGCAAAAGCCGACTGGGACACGCTGGTCGGGCTGCGGCGCGACATACCGCCCGACGACCCGAGGCAGGCCGCCGTCGCCCCGTACGAGCATCGAGCGTGGGCACGGGAGCAGGTAGCGAGTAATCCACTCCTTGCCCCCGTGTACGCTGCCCTGGTCCCCGGCTACCAACTGGCGAAACTGGTCAGGTCGATGGGCGCCCGGACGGCCCCCAGCATGGACCAACTGACGCAAGGAATGACCGGGATAGCCGAGGGCGTCCAGCAGTGGGTCAACAATCGTCGTTGAACCCGCAGACGGCCGCCACGACCAGCACGACGGCCACATAAGCGAGGAAGAAGGTCAGGCACATGGTGGTCATGTTTTTGACTCCCACAACGCCCCCTTGATGCCGCAAGGGCCGCCTTTCCGCTTGGACCTCTCGTTCAGCGTGCAGGCATTGGCTCTCAAGCCAGACAAAACCAACGAGTCATCCGCCTCGACCGCTTTGTGATGGCAGAACAACTCCCGATCACCGGGTCTTGCAAGCGAGGAGTGCGCGCATTCGCTGCATAGCCGCGCCCCTTCTTCATTCGTCTTGTCATAGGCCGCGGACAGGCGCTTACGAAGGCTCTCGATTTCCTCCTGCTGCAGGGCAAGCAGATCAATCATGATCTGGCTCACGTTTCGCCCTCCTCTCGCCGTATCATCAAATCCAGCCGGGCGAGTGCGTTCCAGGCAGTGTGCGCGGCGTGCCGTAGATCGCTTTTCGCATCGCGCTCCTCGCCTATCGCTTCCTTCAGCAAGTGCCGAAGCATCGCGTCGGTGTAGCGGCGCTCGCCATCCGGGACCGCCAGCCAGCCGTCGTCCGAGTACTCATTGGCGCCGAACGTGGCGACCTCCCCGACCTCCTGCAGCGCCCGGGCCATGGCCATGAAAACGAGGCCAAGACGGGGCTTACCGGCGTCGAGCTTGACGCCCGGGGCGCGGCCTTGCGGCGGAGGTATTGTGGCGAAATACTCGTTCAAGTCTGCGTCCATTACGCCGCCCTCCAAATGAATCGAACGCCCGGCGGGAATGTTGCGCAGTACTCCCCTCGCGCCCGGGCCAGCCGCCCGCCGACTTCCGGATTTCCCCCGTCCCGCTCGATTTCGAGTAGGCGAACCCGCAGCAACCAGTACACTCGTTTCATGACCTACTCCTGATGGCTTGAGCGGCGTTATCGTATCCCCGGCACACGTAGTCGCAACCAACGTCCCCCGCGCCCGGCACCGAACGTTCGAAAGCCATTTCGTCGCAAATCTTCGCGCACTCCTCGCGCGTTTCGGCGGCCACCAAGTCGGCGAAGTTGTAAATTATTCTCGGGTCGCACGCCGCCTCAACCCACAACTCAAGTACCCTTTTGTCATTCATGCCTTGTATCCCCTCGACCAAAGAAAAACGCGTTCAGGAATCGCCCCTTGCGCCTCCAGTTCGCTCCACTTGAATTCGGGCGGCGGCGTGCCGGGACCAACGAACGTCCCCGGCTTCGTGTAGTGCGGCAAGTACAGCACGCCGCCGACGCGCATGGCTTTCTGTGCGGACGTAAGCTCCCGGGGCTCCTCCCGGTACCGCGGCGCGGGCGCGTCAGACGCCGAACGGACTCGAATTCCTGTCATTTCCTGTACCTCCTTCCTCTCCAACCGCCCTTCGCCCGGACGGGCCAGCCAGCGGCAAATTCGGGCATTGTGCCCATGACCTGTTCAAACTGTTCGACCGATCCAAGCCCCTCGGGAACTTCGGCCACAATTTCGTCGTACACGTGCAGCACGATCGGATACCCCGCCGACTCCAGATTGATCGTCGCCCGGCGCAGAATGTCCCGCGCGGTGGCTTGGACGATGTTTTCCACAAGCCGGCCGCCCCACGTGTCCATGCGGATCCAGCCGACCGGGCCGTTCTTCGGGTTCGTGTTCTGCCCCTCGTACGACATGGCCAGCGTGCCGGGCCGGCGGTCAGATTCGCGCAGCCTCGGGCGGTGGTACGTCAGGCACCGACCGGACGGCAGGCGGCAGTAAAGCACGTCGTCTTGCGCCTGAAAGGTGACGCCGGAGTAACTGCCGTCCAGCCGCATGACGTGGCACGGGGTGCCGGGGTACTGAATGGCATTTATCGCCATGCCCTCGCAGCCGTAACGCTCCGGCTTCCAGTTGCGCTCTTGCCCGCCCCATAGTTCGACAATGGCGGGGGATGCCGCGCGCCATGCCAGGATGGCTTGCTTGATTTCCTCGTCGGACAGGAACTCGTCAGCACCAAAGGCTTTCCACCCGCCGATCCACCCTTGGTATCCTGAGTTGTGGACGATCAGGTGGCCGCTTGCCGTTTTAATCGTGAATCGGTTCCTCGGGCCTGAATTCATAATATCGAAGACGGGCTTCAAGTTCGGCGATTCGCTTCTGGAGTTCCTGAACGGATCGTCGGTTCCCTTGGTTTTGTTGTTTCGTGATGAACCGCAGGTTTCCTGGTTCGTACCCCCGGTTAACGTCCGTTCGATCCAACTCCAGATGCGGCAAATTCCATCCTTCAAGCGTGATGAGGTAGGCGAGGAAGGCCCGTTTGTCTTTTCCCCACCAGACAGTAATCCCGCGCCCGCCATAGTTTGGGAACCCGGCATCGGTCGGGCAGGAGCACCGCCGAATGCAAGAGGAGATACGGTTAAGTAGTCGCCGCCTGTGCTCGTCGTCTGGGAGTATGTCCGCGTACCCCCAATAATATTTGACCCCCCGCGCCGTAGCTTTTTTGGCGCAAACATTGCATCTGGTGGTCCTTCCGCTCCGCAGGTTAGATACCGCCACAGGGTTGATAGCCCCGCAAGAACACCGCGCCCAAACTGCTTTAAGCCCCCCGGCGTCCCCGAGTTCAAGACGTTCGACGGTAAGTTCTCCGAACCGATCGCCAACGCTAGGTCGAGGATGTTTTCGTTCGAAGCGAGTGCGCTCGCCTCCCGCCATGAACGCCCGATACTGATCGGATGTGAGGGGGTCATCCTTACGCCATCCAGCGTTAGAACCTCCCGTCGCCCCTTTGGTACTACTCCCGCGTGCTGCACCCATTCGATACCGTCCCATAGCATGTCTGTCGTAAGAACATCCATGATACGCACATACCCGCGATTCGTCAATACTTGGGTATCATGGGTGAAACACGCCAGTTCGGCCACTTTTCCGAGCTTCCGTTTTGGGTGACGGACAGCCTCATCGAACGGGATGCCGGTAATCTTCGCCGCGCTGATTTCGTAGATTCGGCCGTGCGTCTGGAAGACCTCCCGGCGCCACGTTTCCCCGGCGATTTCCGCCAGCACGACCGCCTCAATGCTGGAGTAGTCCGAGCAAATCAGATCGTGCCCGGGGGCGGCCACAAACAGCCCGCGCAGGCAGGCAGATACGATCGGCAGCCCTTCCCCGAAGAAATACATCAGGGCGGCCAGACTGCGAGTGGCGATGACCTCCAGAGCGTCCTCGGTGGCGTCGGCGTTCCATTCGACTTGTTCCGCACTAGCCTCGGGAAGTCCGCACCACGGGCAGGCGGGCAGCCTCCGCCCATAGTGCCTACTGCACCGCCGGCACAGCAGCACGTCCGGCCCGCTATTCGGCAGGTTCGTCGGCTGCGGCCCGTTCCCGGTCGCGCGGCCGGTACGCGCGGCATGGTACGAGAACAGGTCGTGCAGCCGGCCGTCCGGAGCGCACTGGTTGCGCATGGCGTACGTTTTCTTCACGGCTGCGCTGCCGATGGCGGCACGGATAGTTAGGGCTTCATGGGCGGCGGGGGTCATAAGGCGCCCCCCTTCCAGTACGTATCGCGTCCCGCTTGCTTCTTCAAAATTCCGACCAGATCGTCTACTTTTTTCTGAGCGGCGTTTAGCTCGTTACGGCAGTCGGTTTCATTCTGACGCGCGGTCCTCGTTTGCTGTTCAAAAACGCGCAGGCGTTCAGAGAGCAAAGCGACTTGGGTAATCGCTCGGCTCATTTCAGTTTGCATTGACTCGCTCATCCTACCCCCTCCCTCAGTGCCTCGATTACATGCTCCTCGTCCAGCGAGTCCATGTGGACGCCCTGCCCGTGCAGCCATGCCGTGATCTTAGCGACCTCACTGGCGCGCGCCACCGCCCCGCCGGTCAGTTCGTACAGGCGGGCGTTACCGATAGCGTGCGCCTCGTCGATGATAGCGATGCAGTTCTCGACGCCCTCCAGGTCGATCGCCACGCCCCGGTAATTGATGGCCTGATCGCACAGCCAGTATTGCAGTTCCTCGCCCTCGATTTCCGGGCAGCGGGCGCTCACGTCGATCTCCGCCGCCACGTCCTGCCGGCAGTAGTTATAGAGCGCCAGAGCGTCCATATCCCCGGCAGGGTCCGGGATGATACGGCGGCGCCGGTCCTTTGCCGTCGGGTTGCGCGGAATGCTGTACTTTCGCAGTAGCCGCGTACCGTCCGGGTTCTTCTGCTGTTCCGCCACGACTACTTTACCGGCGCTGGCGAGCGCGCCGGGCAGGGCGTGCGCTCTGGCGCGAGCCATGGCACACCGTAACTGCCGCTGCGGCAGGGGCGGCCAGCCGTAGCGCGTCACGCACACATGATTCCAGATCCAGTGCTCGAACCCGGAATTCCATGCCTCCAGCAAACCGCCGGCTTGGACGTGCAGCAGTAGCCGGTCCGGCCGATCCATGTCGGGCGTCCATACCTGCGCCCCCCGTCCGTCTTGAAGGTCATACGCCGCGCACAGGACTTCCGTTGACGGGTGAGTGGCATAGACGGCCGCCCCAACGACAGACAGCCCCTTCTTACCCTGCGGATCGCCCGGGAGCGCGGCCCACTTGCCGGCAGCCGCGCCTCCTGCTTGGGCGCCCCAGACGAAGCCGGCTTCGCTGTACGTCTCGAAGTCGATGGTGGGAAGTGTCACGACTCCAGCCTCCAGAGCGGCAGCCGCGCCTCGCACTCGCTGACGACGACCTCCATGAGCGCGAGCAGGTGCTTCTCGCTATTCATGTCCGGGCGCGTCCGGTCGTCTGACTGGTCCGCGATATATCCCCGCATGATTTCGATCAGACGCCCCCGAGGTACGATCGGCGCGCTCACTCCACCTCCTCCGCCAGATGCAGGAGCTCCGCCAGCGCCGCCGCGGTAAGTACCCCGTGGTACTGGAGTTCGGACAGCATCCGGGTGCACTCATCGACCCCTGCGGAATGCGCGTCCAGCAGGTCGGACAGTTGCTCGGGGGTAATCACATCCCCCGACGCGTCTTCCAGCCCGGCATCCCTCGTGCATATCTGGGCGTCCGTCTCGATCACGCAGAGGTTCGCGTACCCGGTGACGGACCGCACGTCTACCTCGTCGCCGTCGGCCGTGCGGACCACGACCCGCGCAGACGGGGCCGCGGCCGCGAGCGGACCCCATAGCTCTCTCACGAGTTTCATGGAAGCATCATCCCGTGCTGAACCAGCAGGGCGTCAGTCCATCCCGCCTTGATCAGATCAGCATAACTCGCGCCGGCCGCCTTGGGGGTGAGTTGCTTGACGGGAGGAGCGGCCGGAGGCGGCGGCGGGGGCGGGGGCGCGGCGGGGACCCCGAGGAACGCCGGATTGCTCGGCGGGGGAAGCCCGTTAGAAGGGGATGTCGTCGT